AGATTTGGCTCTGTCTTTGGATATGTTCTCTGACCGTGTGTTGAAACCCGCCGTGGCTGCGATTGCCAATAAGATTGACCGTGACGGTTTGCAAACCGCTGCTCTCAATACTTACAACATCGTTGGTACTGCTGGTACGCCTCCCACAGGTTTGATTACATACCTGACTGGCGCTGCTTACCTTGACAGCGAAGGTGCTCCCCGTGATGGCCGCCGCTCGATGATTGTTGAGCCTTTCACCTCTGCAACTATCGTTGATAGCTTGAAGGGTCTGTTTGTGCCTCAAGAAGCCATTGGCGAGCAATATCGTAAGGGTTTGATGGGCCGTGACTCTGGCGGCATGAACTGGAAACTCGACCAAAACGTTGTGTCGCAAACTTTCGGTTCATGGTCTGCTAACACTATCGCTATCACTTTGGCCTCTACTAGCTCTGCTGGTGTGTTGACTTCTGGTTGGGCTTCTAGCTCCAACGTGACTTTGACCGCTTCCACAGCTTCTACGCTGAATGCTGGTGACGTGTTCACTATCCCTGGCGTTTACGCTGTTAACCCCCAAAACCGTCAATCGTATGGCAAGCTGCGTAACTTTGTTGTTAACAGCACCACGACTGTTGGCACTACTGGCACTACTGTGAACATCAGCCCCGCTATCATCGTTTCGGGCCAGTTCCAAAACGTGAGCGTGACTAGCTACAACAGCCCCAATATTACGGCCTTCAACAATACTGGTGTGGCTTCACCCCAGAACATCATGATGCACCGTAATGCTTACACCTTGGCTGTGGCTGACTTGGAATTGCCTGATGGCGTCCATTTCGCTGGTCGTGCTTCCGATAAGGAAGTTGGCTTGTCCATGCGTGTCGTGCGTCAATACACGATCAACAACGACAGCATCCCAACTCGTTTGGACGTGCTGTATGGCTGGGCGCCCCTGTACCCCGAACTCGCTTGCCGTGTCGCAGCTTAATTAAGAAAGGATATTCAAAATGGCTAATCCAGGACCATCAACCACAGTATCGGCTCACCCACAGAATGTGTTGACTAACCAAGCCCTGCGTTTGGTTGCAACTCTGACTAACGTGAGTGCTAACGCTACTGCTAACTACGCTGTTCCAGTTATCAATACTGGCGTGTTCTTGCCCCAAGCCCTGATTGTTACCAACATGAACGCCAATGGCGCTAACGTTGGCACTACAACTGGTTTGGCTGTGGGTGTCTCGACCACTTCTGGCGGCTCTAGCTTGTACGGCTCTGTCACTATCGCTAACTTGACCAACGTCAACGGCGTGTCTGTGACTTCACCTACCGCACAAACTACTGCTTTGACCACACAAACGCTGTATGTCAACGTTACTGGCCTGACCACTCCCGTGGCTGGCGCAACCTTTGACGTCTACGTTTACTGCTACGATTTCAGCACCCCCTTGCTGTAATCTGAAGTGAAGTAAGGAAAGGCCATCCCTAAAAAAGATGGCTTTTTCTGCTTTTAAAGCTACAATTAACAAACCTTTTGCAAAGGACACGAAATGTCATCTACGACTATCACCCGTGGTAATTCCCACGAAACTTTCTACATTCAGCCTTCATTAACCCCTGTTGCTGTTGCTGCTAACACTACCGCTGCTCAAACCTTTTCTATTCCTGGCTTGCAAACGACTGACATCGTTGTAGTTTTGGGTTTGAACGGTACGCAAATCGCTGGTATCGTGGTTGCTGAAGCTGATTGCTTGGCTGCTAACGTGCTGACTATCCAGTTTGCTAACGTTACTGCTGCTTCTGTTACTCCTACTGCTGGCGTTTACACCATCCAAATTACCCGTTTGGAAGGCCCTGCACCAGTAACGGCTGTCTAACATGGCGAACACGTCTGCTTTCAGACTTGGTGGTCAAACCCTCGGCTTGTCCGTTGGTACTGCCGCCCACTCTGCTGTTGCGCTGACCTCAAATACGCCTGATTTGATTAACTTTGTGGCTTGCACCAATACTGGTACATCGACTGTTGCTATCAAATTCAGCACTATTTCGAGCGATGTGGCAAAATTGCCAACAGACGGGACATTTGGGGATTTCGTATTGCCAGCGGGAATGACAACCCCGATCTTGATCGCTGTTCCTGCTGTAAATATGCAATATCCTGTTTATGTGACCGCAATTGCTTCTTCTGGCACTAACTTGGTTTACGTTGCTCCAACGGTTGACCAATCGTAAGGAAAAAAATGGCTGGCCCTAATAAAACCGTAGACCAGAACATACTGCCCGTACAGGCGTTGTTCAATTTGGATAACACATTCAATACGTTTATCGGTCAGGGTCAGCCGTTCTATGCCTCAATCAGCCCAATTCAATCAGGGCTAACAATCACAAATTCAACCATTGATAGCTCAGTTATCGGTGGTTCTGTCCCTTCTGCGGCTACTTTTACCTCGATGGCTACGACCACGGGGACTGTGGCTAATACGCCTGTAAATCCTACTGATTTAGCAAATAAATCGTATGTTGATGCTTACATACAAGGTTTGTCGTTTAAGCAGCCAGCGCAAGTAGCAACTACTGCAAACATAACTTTGTCTGGTTTGCAGACAATTGATGGTTATACAACGTTAGTTGGCGATCGTGTTTTAGTTAAAAACCAATCAAGCCAAGCTAATAATGGCATTTATGTTGCTGCTTCTGGCGCTTGGGTTAGGTCTAGCGATGCAAATACTTATGCAGAACTTGTTGCTGCTTTTTTGTTTGTTGAAAATGGAACAACACAAAGCGGTTCGGCATGGGTGTCAACAATTCCGCAGAATGGCACACTTAACACTACGCCAATCACATTTAGCCAGTTTTCAAATACATCTGTCTACACGGCTGGCACAGGGTTAACGCTTAGTTCTTATCAATTTAGCATTACAAATACAGCAGTAACACCTGGTTCTTATGGCTCTGCCTCTAGTGTTGGCACTTTTACCGTAAACGCTCAAGGTCAGTTAACATCGGCAGGGTCTACTGCTATCAGTATTGCACCAAGCCAGATCAATGCAGCGATACCCAATAGTTCCTTGGCGAATTCTAGTATTACGGTCAATGGTACTAGCATTTCTTTGGGTGGCAGCGGATCGATTACTGCCTCGGCTCCCTATGCCCTTACTATTGGTACTGGACTATCTGGCAGCTCATATAACGGCTCCAGCGCAGTAACTATCGCAAATACTGGTGTTCTTAGCTTTTCAGCAGGGACGACAGGGCTTACACCCAGCTCTGCAACAACAGGCGGTGTAACGCTAGGCGGCACACTCAACGTGGCTAATGGTGGCACAGGTGCTACTACGCTGACAGGCTATGTGTATGGCAACGGCACAGGGGCTATGACAGCCTCTACAACGATTCCAAACACGTCAATTACTGGCTTGGGTACTATGTCTACCCAAAATGCCAATGCTGTTGCTATTACAGGCGGCACGATCAATAACACATCAATTGGTGTAACGACACAAGCGGCAGCTTATTTCACTACGTTATCGGCTAATGCTGTTACTAGCACTACCCCTGCTTTGTCGTTTAATGCTTCTAACTGCATAGCGTCATTTGGTAGCACGACAGCCAACTCTTACAACCAGCTTGTTATTCAAAACAAAAGCACAAGCTCTGGCTCATCAACCAATTACGTTGTCTCTAACGATTTAGGCACAGATTCGACCTATTACGGCGAATTTGGCATGAATAGCTCAATCTATTCGTCTGGAACGCCTAGCGATTTTTACTCAATAAATAACGGCATTTATTTTTCAGGCCACGATGGTGACATTACGGTTGGCTCTGGAAACGGTTACAAACATTACTTTGCTTGGGGCAATACTGGTCAATCTGCTCACGTTATCAACGCTTCTGGTGCATTAGGGTTTTCCACTAACTTAGGGACTACGCCAGCGACAACAGGAACGACAGGTTATGGTACTTCTGGTCAAGCCTTGGTTACAGCAGGTTCTTCGGCAGCGCCAGCTTGGGGTGTTGTTGGGTTAAATGGTGGCGGCACAAACGCTAACTTAACCGCTGTTGCTGGCGGCATTGTTTATTCCGGTGCTTCTGCTCTGGCTATATCGGCAGCAGGGACAGCGGGGCAAGTGCTAACTTCAAATGGCACAGGCGCACCAACTTGGTCAAGCCCGACATCGGGTATCACAATTAGCGATGATACGACCACGGCAACGGCGCTCTATCCTTTGTTTTCAACAGCGACAAGCGGTGTTGTATCTACCGAATATACAAGCTCTACAAAACTGAAATACACGCCTTCTACTGGCACATTTGCAGCAACTGTTTTTAGTGGTTCTGGCGCTAGTTTGACCAACATTCCAAATGGCGCATTAACTAACTCAAGCATCACGGTTGGTTCAACGG